AGCACATGGAAAAAGCTGATTTAGACTATACTTTATGGGATAGCGTATCTCAAATTTTATTAGGTGCAGGGCTAGGAGGAACTTTCAGAGCGATAGGAAGTGGAACAATAGATAAAATAGCAAAAAACAAAATGCTTAAACAAATAAACAAAGATGTCAAAAACCCACTAGACAAAGAAATAGTAAATCGTTTCTTTCAAAGAGAAGAATATAAACTAACACAGGATACCAATAAACATTTATCCTTAATAGCTAAAGCCCGGGAAGATATGGACAATGGCAGACCCGTTGACATAGCAGACGCAACAGACATCGATATAAACACTAAAACCAATCCAGATATAGAAGAAATAAGCCTCAGAGATGAACTTGCCAAAAGAGATGTAGATAATGGCTACGAAATTGAAGTCAAAGAGTTTGAAGAAAGTTTTGCACAAGCAGACGATATCAAACCAAAAGAGATAACAGATGAGATAGATAAATACGATGGTATGGCAACTAAAGAAGAAGGAGATGCACTTATTTTAGAGCGTCTCTCCCCAGAAGAAATCGCAGAATTTAAAGCAAATGATATAGAAATCGCACAACCTATAAAAGAACCGATAATGCCAACACCAGAGATAACTGCTACAGTTGGTAATATAGTTGAAAGAGCCCAAGTCTTACAAGGTAACAAATATGTATGGGGCGGAACAGATCTTAAAACGGGTGCAGACTGTTCGGGGCTTGTTCAATCAATCCATAAAGAACAAGGGATTAATCTCCCAAGGACTGCATGGGGTCAAGCCAAAGGAAGCCAAGGCAAAAATATAGCCTTTGATGATATGCAAATAGGTGATACAATCTACTTTAAGCCAAGTCAAATAGGTAAAAAGTATGCACCTGTTACACATACGGGAATTATTACAGCTATAAGAGACGGCAAGTATATAATGACTCACGCTAAAGGTAAAAAGTATGGAACAGTCACAGAAGAATTAAGCCCTTCATATATAGATAGATTTTATTCAGCTAAGAGATTTACAGAAGAGGGAGTGCCAACGGAGGCAAGACCACCAATAGAAGCAGAAGTACCAACGCCTAAAGAAGTAAAAGAAAAAATCATCATAGATGAGGAAATAACACCAGAAATGGAACAACAATTTCTCAAACAAGAAGAACTAGATACTATAGAATTTAATAAACTAGAAGAAGCATCAGAGATAGCACCAACTATAAGCAAGAAAAGCGAAGCAGCAAAAGCAAGAATAGCAGCAAAAAGAGAACAACTTGAAAAAGAATTTGGAGCAGACGAGGATATCATACGAGAAAAAATGAAAGTCCAAAAGAAGAGAATTTTAAAAGATAAAGAATACAAAGGAATGACCAAAGCAGAATTAGCAAGAATAGATGCGAAGTATGAAGCAGATATGCTTAAAGTAACAGAGGATATAAAGAAATCAACAAATAAAATAGAAGATTTCCAAGTTTTATCACTAGAAGAGCAAACCGAAGTTATGACACGAATAGACAAAAAGACGCTAGACAAAATCATACCTTTTGTGAAACCCGAAACAGTTGGAGCACTATATGGCTTTGAACAAGATGAAGAAGGATATTGGACTTATAATATAGCCAAAGGAGCATTAGGAGCGGCAGGAGTTCATATAGCAGGTAAAGCATTTACATCAGAAAAGATGAAAGAAATAGTAATTAAATACATGAAGGATTATATCTAATGCCAATAGGACGAATAGTAAAAGAAACATTAGGAACATTAGCAGAAGAAGCACTCAAAGAAGCTCCCGAAATCATAGCGAAAAAAGCACCTAGAAAAGTTTTTAAAGAATTAGCCGAAGTACCAGAAGAAATCAGAATACTTCCCCCAGAAGAACGAGTCAAGGCAGTTGATGAATTTTTCAAAAAAGAGAAAGTTGAAGAATTTGCAAGAATACGTGAAGAGGATATACTTAGAGAAAAGAGAGTCGCTTACGCAGAAAAAGTTAGAGTAGAGGAAAGACTCAGAGTTACACCAGAAGAGGAAGCAGATAGAATTACAATGCTACAAGAGAGACAGCGTAACCTTTTCTTAAAAGCAGATAAATTAAAAAAAGAACAAGAGAATATAAAACTTTATACAGCAAGTAGGGCGGAAGGAATGACACCGCAAGATTCAATAGCTGCAAGAATAGCAACAACACCAGGAGCAGGGAAAAGCTTTAGCTCAATCGAGGGAATGTCAACCGCTATTTATAATAGAGTAAGTGCAGATATGTTTGAACTCAAAGAGGGGATGAGGACTAAATGGCTCGGTATTAAACAAGATGTGGAGCTGGGAAATGAAGTAATAAGATATCTTAAAGATGGACAAATTAAAAATACTGCACGATTAGCAGAAGTCAAACAGATAGCCGATCAATGGGCTAAAGCATCAGATAAAATCAAAGGACTTAGGAATAGAGCAGGAGCGAGAATAGGTAAACTAGAAGATTGGATACTTCCTCAAAGCCATGATGCACAAAAAATAAGAAAGGCAGGCTTTGAAAAGTGGAGCTATTCAATTAGAGACAAACTAGACAAGGCAAGGATAGAGGCAGAACAGAACAGACCATTAGAGGAAGTTCTTTATGATGCTTATAAAAATATAACTACACCAGATGTTGAAATGACGGGAGGAAGAGGAACAGGAGTTCTTGCAAAAAGAGGAGAAGCTCATAGGACTCTACATTTTAAAACAGGTGATGATATGATAACCTACAAGAATGAGTTCGGAAATCCCGATACTTTCTCGACTATGGATGCACATATCAGACAGCAATCAAATGAAATAGCAGTATTGAAACTATTTGGTTCAAACCCAGAGGACACTTTCAATAAAATGAAAGAGATAGCTTTAGCAGATGGTATGGGTACAGATTTTGCAGAAAAATTAGATGCGTTATGGAGAATTTCTACAGGTCAAGCAGACGGAGACGCGATATTAGATAGTAGAGATGCACTCATAGCAGCGATAGGAGGAACACATAGGGCGTTAAAGTCAGCAGGTTCTTTAGGTACTGCACAGATAACAGCTACGGCAGATGTGGGGAATTTGATATTGGGTTCAGAATATAGAGGGCTTAATACTATCCGTTTGCTTGGCAATAGCTTAAAGACATTATTACAAGAGGCAACCACTATAGGGGGAACAGCAAAGAAAATTCAAATAGCCAATAGAATAGGTGTAGTGAGTGAATTTGCTTCGGCTTCACTTGCTAACAGTAGATATGCAGAAGTAGGCACAGGATGGGCTCAAAAGGCAGCAGAAGTAGTTATACGTGCATCAGGGCTTGGAGCATATACAACATCTTTGAGATCAGCAGTAGGGCTTGAGCTCGCAGGAAACCTAGCAGAGAATTTTGGTAAAAAGTTAGACGATACACCTTTTTGGAAATTATTTGAAGAATATGGAATATCTGCTAAAGAATGGGATGTTATTAGAAAAACCAAGGCTAGAGAAATCGATGGTGCAGAATTCCTTGATTTTGCTAAAATCTATGATGTTGATGAAGCATTAGGATATAGAGTTAATGAAATGTTCACGAATGAAATGGATGCATTTGTAATCATGCCAACAGATAGAACAAGACTTTATACTACATGGGGAGCAAAAAAGGGAACACTAAAAGGAGAAGCAGCAAGAAACATCTTCCTATTTAAATCATTCCCTATCGCAGTATTTATGATGCACTCAAGAAGAGTTGGAAAAATAAGTACCAATATGGGAAAAGCTGCTTATGGTGCTGCACTTCTTGGACAAAGTGTAATAATGGGTAGCATTACTTGGATGATGTACGACACCGTTACAGGGAAAACTCCAAGGAAATTTGAAGGTAGAGAAAAAGAATATGTAATAGAGTCAATCCTTAAATCAGGAGGACTAGGGATATTCGCTGATTTAACAATGGGTGCAGACACAGACAGATACGGACATTCCTACATAACAACCTTAGTCGGAGTACCTGCAGGAACGATAGAAGATATTTCCAAGGCAATGGGAACAATCAAAGAACCTTTAAGCAGGGAAAGATGGGCTCAAAATTACAATATGGCGAAACAATATATACCAGGTCAAAACCTTTGGTATACCAGAGCAATAGTAGAAAGAACACTAGGTGAATTTTTTGGAGAACTTATTGATCCAGATTATCGCAAGAAAGTTAGACGTAGAGAGAAATATATGAAACAAAGAGGTCAAGAATTTCTCTTGAAATAATGATACAATAACATAAAGGATTACTATGTCATTTAATACAAACACAGGACGAGCAGAATATATAGCATCAACAGGACAAACTTTATTTCCATTTGTTTTTAAGATTTTTAACAATATAGATATAAAAGTTTATAAAACTTTAGCTAATATAGTGCCAAATGAAACAAACGATCTTTTAATCTTAGATACGGATTATACAGTATCTATTGATGGAGATGCAGGAGGTAGTATAACTTTATTATCAGCAGCAAGTATTGATGATGCTATTACGCTTTTAAGAGATCTATCAACTACAAGAGAGATTGAATATCAAACAAGTGGTGATTTACTTGCAGAAACACTAAATGATGATCAAGAATATCAAACTTATTTACTTGCAGATAATAAACAAATATCAGAAAGAACTTTAATATTTGAAAAGAATCTGCAAGGAATGGATAATATTCTTCCTACACCACAAGCCCTTAAAATTTTAAGATGGAGAGCAGATGAAAAAGCACTCGAAAATGCGTCTATTGTGGATGATGGAGTTTTTGTAAATGTGTTTAATGTGAGTACAATGGAAGATATTTTAACAACATCTTATACAGCATATTCAACTGTTAATGTAAGAGGATATTATTCAGAAAATGACGACGGAGGAGGTTTATTTAATTGGAATTCATCTATGAATAAAGCAAACGCAAACGGCGGTATAATCATTGATCCTAGTGTTTCTTTGCCAAATCAGGGAACTGGAATTGGAGCCGGGTGTTGGATCAGGCAATATTCGGGAGCAGTCAATGTATCTTGGTTCGGTGCAGTAAACAGTCAAAACAGTACAGAAGCAATTAAAAAAGCATTTGCATCACTTAGCTCAAACAGTTCTCTTATTATAGAAGGTGAGTATATAGTAGAACCTACCGATGAAAATATAACAGATATTCTTGAGCAGGATAGAGATTATGCACTGTTTTATCTTAAAAGCAAGCAGAGAATTAAAATACACGGTAACGGTAAGCTAATATACAACAAGGGAACGACAACAAAGAGAGTAGTGTGTATTATTTTAGATGATTGTTACGGGTGCAGCATAGATGGTATAGAAATCGCCGGAGGATTTATTCCAGATAGCACCTATGTTGATGTTAGCGATAGAGGTGCTGTAATGTTTCACGCCACTAGAAGATGCACACTAAATGGTTGTAACATAAATGGTATAGAAGGATTTGCTGTGTCTGTTACAGGTTATGCAACATCTCCAGCAACTATTGTTACTATATCTGATTCCAATATCATTACTGGGAATGTATTTAATTACTTTCAGCAATTATCCACTTACGGAGCGGGTACCAACGGGTTGATTGTTAGTGATAACCACTTTATGAATGCGTGGGGTAGTGGGATTAAACTTTCTGAGAATATACTACAAGATGTATCTGCACAAGATTCAACGGGTAGTATAGTTATTAGTAATAATGTATTTAAGTGGACTAAAGATTTTGTAGTTCCATTCATATATGATGGTGTTACAAGATGGTTTCAAAATGCAGTGTATATACAAGGTGCTCAGAACATGATCACAATATCTGGGAACTCTGTGGACTTAAGTAGGTTTACTCAACTAAACGATGAAACAAGTGCAATTAAAATATCATCAAGAATAAATTTAGTCGGATATATAACTAGAAATATTCTTATAGAAAGCAACAATATACTTGCACAAGAAAGAGCATTCTCAATAGGTATTAATGGGGCTAGGTCTATTTCAATAAAGAATAATCTTATATCTGGAGGGATAGGGTTCTATGGAACTGATATATATCCAGAACAATTTGATTTGATTGACATTTCAAATAATACTTTTACTAAACCGACCAATCTGTCAGAATCGTTCATATTTGCACAGGAATTAAACTTTAAAGATATTATGATTTCAAACAATATTTTTAGTACTGTAACGGATTTAACTCTTGAACAAACAAAGACTTCTGCACTTGGGATTAGTGGCAACAATGGTTCACTAGGTAGAATTAGGATTCAAAATAACTCGGAAGTATCAAGTTTTTACATCAACAATAACACAGTGGAGGCAATTAATGTTACAACCATTGTATCCTGCCTGACATATTCTGTTGATGGAAACAGCATTAGGACTGCCGATGATTCAACAAAAGGAATAGTCCTAGTATTGGACTCAGCAACTAAGGCAAACACTGCTGGTTCTGTATCTGCCAACTCATTCGTAGAATCAAACGGTACAGTACCCTCTACTTTTTTAGATCTTAATGGCGGTAAAGTTATGCTTAACGGAAATTCAATATATGACAGAAATGTAGCCTATGTCCTAGATGCAAGTGTTATAATTATGGCAGGAAGGTATGCGGGGACAGGAGCTCCAACAGCAAATGCGTTTACAGGTGTGTTATATAGTGACTTCGGAACAAGTGTTCAAGCAGATAGTAATTATATTAAAGGCGGAAACACTACAGACAACAGCAATTGGGGCAAAATTTCCATAACGTAGTAGCTTGTAGTTGTCTAGGTGCTTAATTGTTTGCTATCCTTTATGCTTGGTGTATTATATCTGCTTTTTCATTTTTTTGTTTTTCATTTGTTCTCCTTTAGCTTAAAAATATTCTAAGTACACCATACGCCGCGAAAGCATAAAGTCCCAAAGCAAAAAGAAACGCGGCTATTAGTCCTAAATATTTTATTTTAAATTCTTTACATAAAATTCTTTCTATTTTTCATTTAGCGTCAAATTAACATCAACGTACCTCATTATTTCCATATCCAATGCCATGTTATCATCACAAGCCCTACTTGTAGTGGATAACCCTATCAACAATAGAGCTATCACAAGTAAGAATTTGATGATGTAATCAGCGATTTTTATTGGTATCATTGGTTATCCTTCAGCAGTTTTTCAAGTTTAGATATTCTATCTTTAATGTCTTGCTTCTCTTTTACTTCTTCTCTTGCTTTCATGTTGCAAGAGTGACAAGTATAATAATCTCCATCCCATGCAGTAGCTAGTTTTGTTTCTCTTCCACATCTAGGGCAATTTGGATTACTAAACCATCCCATTATTTCTCCTTTACATCTATTGACGGAAATTTTGGCAAAGTTACACCACGCCCTCCGAAAGCCTTGATCATAGTTAAGATGATTAACTCAAATTCATCTTTATTTAACTTCGTGCTGCTCTTTTTATCATAAAGCTTTAACATAAGTTCATCCCACACAGTTGCTTTAATTTTATCTTTATTCCATTTTGTGTCCATTCTCAAAACCATTGTTATATCAAGATTTAATCTATTAAAGAGATTGGCTATTTGTGTAAGCCATAGCCACATAGAGTCAGACTGTTTTTGTGTTCTTAAATCAATATTGGTGACTTTCGCCATATATTTACCATTTTTCAACTCTACATATTTAGGCTGAATTACATTATCTATGACTTCTATTTCAATGTTCATTACTCTAGTTCCATGTTGGAATTTATCTCTTGTTTATCATAGTTATTAGAGTTATCAATCGATTTACCCTTATAGAACGCATCATATTGCTCAGTAGAGGTCTTTTCTCCCAATGCCAATGCTCTTGCCTTAAGTAGCTTTTCTTTAGCATTTATGGCTCTTTGTACATAGTCTGGTAAATGTTCATATTTTTTCACAACGAATCCTTTAAATATCTCAATGCAAATCCTCTCAAGTCATAACCCTCTCTAAAGACAGAGAGGGTTATGACTTTTTCGATAAGTTCTTCTATTAGTGCATCAATCTCTTCTTTCATGTCCTCTTGAATTATCTCAAGGGCATTTTCACCACCCATAAACCTAGTATCTCGTTTCATCATTAAGCCTTTGTCAATTTCTTAGTAAGCAAAGTAATTGCAGACTCAGCTTGAACTTTATCAAGATCAATAATCTTTGCTACTTTATACACACCTAAGAATTTATCAAGCTCGGTGCTTGTTTGTGAGATTAGACTCTGAATAGTCAATACATCATCTTCACTTATTTTGGGCGTAACAGTTATTTTTGAATTGTCATGGCTATCTGCATCTTTATTGTCATCAATCGCAAATAATCCATTAAGAGCATATTTCCTGGCATAAGATGAAGTAGCACCCGTAATCTGCATTTCAGACATTCCTTTAATAGATAAAGGCTCTCTAGCATAAGCAGTATTGGCAGCAATTATCTTCATGGTCTCATCATATAGCTCTGCTGTAGCTCTAACATACATTCTACCGCCTATCTCTTCCATTAGGTCAGATACTATCAAGGAGTAGTTAAAAGCCTTTAAATGGGGTTTTAATGCATCAGTAATATCTTCAAGTGATCGGTAAGCATAGTTCCCAAAATTATTAAATTGGTTTTTCGGAGCATTTAGCTCTGTTTGGATTTTAGATAAACTCATTATTTTATCCTTTCAGCTTTATAGATAGCCGTTTTCCCATATTTTGTTCCTATTCTTTTCTGAAAAGCTTTGGCACTATCAATATCTAGTGCGTTAGTCTCAAATGCGATTGGAATAGTTCTTCCATGTTCAATTTTATCTATATATGTATCACTCTCTGATACAACAACATATATTTCTTTTGGCAATCCACTCATTTCTCTTCCTCCTTGTTTATATAATGTACTACCGTTTCAGGCTTCCAATTCTCATCCGTTAAAAATGCTAACTCATCTTCTTCCATAACTTTAGAGTCTTTTATAATCTCCACAAACTCCGATACAGTAAGACAAGAATATCTCTCATCTTGTAATAGTTCCCATAATGTTTCTATTTTCATGTTATATCCTTTTTGTAGCTCTCTTTTATTTCATGCTCATCACCATCTTTTTTGTCAATCTCTATATTTTTGTCTAGATCGTTTTTACTCATCCATAAATACCGCATAAACTTGTCATCATGGTATATAAATACTTTCATGGGTTGTTGTCCTCTGTGAGGTAGTATATTAACAATATCATATGTCACTTTCATGTTAATCCTTTAGTATGTAAGAAATGCAAATCTATCTTGATGATAGCAATCTAAAAATCTTTCTTTCTTGTTTGTGTATGGTGGAATTGTGTCAACATGAACTCTTCTTCTAAAGACAACCTTTGCATTATCAAACTTCCAACATTTTTTATCTCTTCCGTGTAGTCCACCGTGGTTATACATATTGTCTCTACACCCCACACATCTATCTATCTTTTTCATCTTTTATCCTTTGGTTTTCGGCTTACATGAAGAGTAGCAGGAAAACCAATGCTACTACTCATATAAGACCATTATTTACATGATAAAGTCATGCACTTTAGAGGTAAAGCCCTCACAAGGGGATAGCGATAGGTTGGTACTATTTAAAAAGGAGGAAGTTTAAAAAATAGTGCTATCCCCGTGTGAAAGCTCTTTGTGCAGGAAGAATAGTATCTCAACATATTCATTCCGATTGGTCTCATCGGCATTCAACCTCTACCGCTCAACGGATTAGTCACCGTCTTTATTTCCTGCATCAAAAGCTCTTGGTGAAGTGGTGGCAGATACACATAGCGGCATAGTTTCCTTGTCTTCTCCACAATGTTGCCAGTCATACGCTCTGCGACGTACCCGAGTAACACTATGCTTAAACACCACTTCATAAAAAGCTCAAAATGTTAAATATCACAGAAGCTAAACTCAACTTCTAAAAGCAGTATATCAATTCTAACCTTAAATCTTTATTAATACAATATAAATCACTTTTAATACTTCTTCAAGAAAACTATGATACAATATGGAAATCGACAAAAAGGATATAAATGAAACATCTTGAAGCAAACAAAGAAAAAATCATAGAGCATTATGAAATGGGTCTTAGTTTAAGAAAACTAGCAAAGCATCATCACTGCTCTGTAAATACGATTAAAAAGCACCTAAAAGATTGGGGTGTTTATATATTTAAAAAGGATAAAAGATGAATTGGTTAAATAAATTATTTATAAGATACATGATAAAAAGAAATGGAATTATCCATAGTTGGGTAGACACTAATTGGATAATTAAATGGACTATTGAAAATGCAAAATATCTTGATACAGAAGATACATATCTTATAGAGAAAGCAACAGATGATTGTCATTTGGCTTTTCTACAAAAGGGTAAAAAATGAAAACATGGATATCAATACTATTTTTACTTCAAGTCATTATTCAAGCAGGCTTAAAAACAGGATGGATTGAATATACAACAACTACACCAATGCATGAAGACTTAGTGACTACCTTGCTTGGCTGTACGCTACTTATTATATTTTCAATAGAAAGAAAGGATAACAAATGACACAAATACCAGAATATAGAGCAAAGAAGATAGATAGTGATGAGTGGATAGAAGGATATATACTACCAGATACAGAATATGACCTAAAAGAAACATCTAACGAGGAATGGGTAAAAACAGATATTGAAGATGTATTAAGTATGTGGATAATATCTGATAAAAAATGGAGCAATATAGACCCATCAACCCTGGCAATCTATTTTGACAAAAAAGATAAAAATAATAAGCCAATATTCTTTTCCTTTTCAGAATATTGGATAGGTGGTTGCATTGTTAAATATAAAGATTTAAAATATGTTGCAGTATTTGATAAAAAGCAAGAACGCAGCAAATTTATAGATCTTGATGGTGAGAATGCATTAGACACTCTTAGTCTTGAAGCAGAAGTTGAAGTAATAGGAATACACAAGGATAACAAATGATATGCAAAAGAAAATTAAAAATAATGATAGCAGACGAGATGGTAGATGATGTTTGGGATGAGATGATGAGAGCTGCAGAGCTTGAAATTTTTAAAATTGAACTAAAGGATAACAAATGAAAACATATAGAATCATTTCAGAAATACAAGCAGAACCAATGGATAGGAATACCGCAGGTAGAAAAGGATATTTGAATTATTTTGATGGGTCATTGCCAGTTGATAAGTCAGATGGATATATTGTATTTAATGAACTAATAGGGCATCATGTATGGATAGAAAGTGAAAACTTTGAAAAACATTTGTATAAGGATAACAAATGACACTTTTTATAAGCATACTGCTAATAAACGGTTTTGATATGAGTGGATGGTTTTACCCATTGGCTTTTATTATTTGGATAGTACATCTTATTGCGACTAATGATTAAAGGATAACAAATGAATTATACAAAAGTATATAGTATCGGAGAGATAGTATATTATGTGAACAATAATAGAATCAATAAGGGAAATATTACCAATGCAGAAGTGCGAGAGAGTGAAGATGTTTATTATATATTAGATTCCAACATAACCAAACATAAAAATTACGTATATGAAAATATTGAAGAGTGTACCGACAATCTAATAGATATGATAAAAGACAACACAAAGGATAAGAAATGACTCAAGAAGAATACAAACAAAAGGAAAAAGAATATCGTGAAGAGGTAGCCGTCCTTAATATGCTTGTTTTAAATATGAGTGTAATAGACGAGGATACAGATGTTGTTATTGATAGACTATTTGATAAAATTAAATACCCAGAAACACCAAAGGATAACAAATGAAATGCTGTACAAATATCATCACTAGGAAAATCACGCGGAACGGTAAGTGTTTCGCATCATACGAATTGAAGGAGAAGTAATGATAAAATATACAGTTATTCTTTTTTCTAATTACAAAATAGAAAAGATAGAAATAGAAAAAGAAACGGAAAAGAGCTATTGGATCAATGGGAACAGAAATGCTAAAAGAACTGAATACTCTGCTGCATTTGATACTTTTGACGAAGCCAAGGAATATGCAGTCAAGCACATTGAAAATAAATATCTTGCATCAAAAAAAAGAACAGCAAAACTACTTGATGATCTAACGGAAGTAATTAAACTAGAGGAATAAACTTGACACCAATTAAAACCCTTGCTTTTTAAGTCGGGGTTTGCTATACTTACGAATAAGTATCTTTAAACCTACTCGCAGTAGCATCACCTAATTTCGGTTAGGTTTAAGGATATTAAGAAAGATGTTATTGCGAGTATCATCTTCTTAGATTAGAAATCCCCCTTTAAATATTATCATTGTTCTGTAGCGAGCAGAAGCTAACTGCCTTAACCAAATTCAGCCTCTACCCTTTAAGCTCAAGGGAATGTAAACCGAGCCAAGCAGAAAATAGAGTATTTAACCCTTAGCATAAGTTGAGGACATACGCCGTCAATGTGCGAATAATCATAGCTAGAAGCCCTAGCAAGGTGGGTCAAAGAGACCGCCCATCTAAGTTATTATGATTTAAGTTAACCCTGTTAAATGGTTAGTTTGACTGCCTTTACTTCCTTTCTATACATCTGAGGATAAAGACAAGTGTTCACCTGTAAAAGGGCGAATACTGTCAAAAACTAACCTAAACTAAAACCTCAAAGGATACAACTTGACACGGAAACAAATAAAAAGATTAAAACGAATTTTGAAAGCTAAAAAAATAGATTTGAACTTAAATAGAAATAGTAACAATATACCAATATCAGGAATAGATGTTATTTTTTTAAAAGGGATGGTGTAATATGAAATATAAATCATATAATGGTATTGACGAAATAAAACTGTTGAGCTGTCCTTTTTGTGGACACTTTCCTATTATTAAATATATAGGAAATGATTACACTAAAAACAGAAAAATAGAAATAAAATGTCCTAACTGTAGAATTAAGCGTGTTGACGCGTCAAAGCTTCACAATTTCTATTTTCTTGAAAAAGTTATGGCAAAACTGTGGAATAAACGTGAAAAGGCTGAAGGATGAAAAATTTACCACAATGGTTAAACAAAGAAGCCTGGGCAGAATGGGTACAGTTTCGCAAAGAACTAAGAAAGCCCTTGAAGCCTACAACAATTAAAAGGCAGTTGAAACTTTTAGAGCAACACAAAGAAAACCATATAGAGATAATAGAAACTTCTATACTTAATGGGTGGCAAGGATTATTTGCTAAAAAAGCAAGATGTTATCCACAAAAAGAAGCAGAAGTTGGTTCTATTGAATGGCAAATGCAACAACAAAGGGAAGTGATAGATGTTACCATTGAGAATAGCTAACCTTATGGGCTTAGATACTAAGTCGGCTCAACATGGAGTAGCAATAACCGAAGCCTTACACGGTATAGAGAACACAGAAGCCTTTTATCAGTTCTTGGCAGATAAAAAGGACAGCATCACAACATATGGGAAAGACGAGAAACCAGAACGCTTAATGACTTTGTCACGAATGTATAAAAAACTCCAAGAGAAAGCCAAGTTGCCACACAAAACAGCGATGAACTTCTCAAAGCAACTCACGCACAAAGTCGAACAAGCCAGGACGTACATCAAAAACCAAATCGAGCTTGGGAGTGAAAGACCGTTTTCATCTTTGACTGTAGATGGACATAAGTTTTTTACGGATAAAGAGATCAAAGCACTTTCGGGACTTGGGAGGTCAAGTGTGATAATCGAACTTAGTGAACAGCACAAATTAGAGGATAATTTGATTGAATTATTTTTGAGCAAGTATATAACAAAATCAAAATACGAGTCCTTAACATCAGGACAGCAACGCATGAAGAGATTAATAGGAGGTGTGAGATGAGAGTAAAACATAAAAAATATGGAAATGGTACTGTTTTGGGGGACAAAGGATATATTTGTCACAATGATGAGTTTTATGTAGTTTTTGATAACTCTTTGCCAATTTTAAAGCAATCTGCAATAGCAGGATATTTGGGGGGTCATTATTCAGAGGATGATATGTATGAGACTAGAGAAATAGTCAAAAAAGAGGATTGTGATTTTTTGGAGATGAAGAGATTAGTTGGGGAATTGAAGTGAAAATACTTGAATTATTCGCAGGCTCTCGCTCAATAGGTAAAACTGCGGAAGCTATGGGTCACGAAGTTTTCAGTATAGACATACAAGATTTTGACGGTATTGATCTTGCTAAAGATATTGAATTTATAATGCCAGAAGATATACCATTCAAACCAGACATGATATGGGCTTCTCCTCCATGCACGACTTACAGTATAGCTGCGATATCTCACCATAGAGACGGGCAAACAGCAAAGAGTGAGTTTGCAAAAAAGAGCGATAGACTTGTGCTAAATACACTAAAACTCATAAAGCACTTTAATTGCATATACTACATCGAAAATCCACGAGGCATGATGAGGAAGATGGATTTCATGAAGCATTTACCGAGAACAACGGTTACATACTGTAGTTATGATGATATTCGTATGAAGCCAACGGATATTTGGAGCAACAATCTTATAAGTCTGTTTAATCAGAATGGATGGCAGCCTAGGCAAATGTGTTTTAATGGAAATAGAGATTGTCATCATGAAGTAGCACCAAGAGGAAGTCGAACTGGAACACAAGGGCTTGCTTCAGCATACAGTAGATCAAAAATACCTAACGAATTATGTGTTGAGATAATAGAGCAAACATCTAGGCTATTTTAATAAAACCCTAAGAGTAAGTAGGTAAAATAGAGTTAAGGTTTCGGGCAATCGTTTAACCAAAGAGTCTTTACTAAGGGCTTACTTGCTACTCTTCCCTCTCAATGGTTGGGTGAGTAAGTTCCTCTTAGTAAGACGTAATTCCATGAGAGGGGATTAACTACATGAAACATAAGCTTTATATAATGCGAGCAGGCGATTTTATAAAAATAGGTGTTACTTCAAGAAAAATACTAGACAGAGCCTCAGAGATTCAGACGGGATGTCCACTCCCAATAGAGGATATTCACTACATATTTCTTCACGACAAAGCTAGAGCGTATAATTTAGAAAAAGAGGTACATAAAAGATTCTCTGAACACAATACCTATGGAGAGTGGTTTTTTAAGTTTAAAAGGTTTATAGCACTAATATCAGAAGTTGCAAACATAGAACCTTCTGAATTTAATTCTATGGTATTTAAAAATGAAGATGTTTACGGAAGATCAAGAAGCCAAAAAATACAAGAAAAAATAAAAAGAAAAGAAGAACGCAAGAAATATATAGCATCACTTAAAGGAAAGTATAGTGATAATTATATCTCCAAAGTAGCAGGAAGTTATTCAATAAGTGACGAAAAGAGGCAGAAAAAAATAGAAAAAGTCATGAAAAATAATCCTCATGCTTTTAAAGCAAACAAATCAATAAAAAGAGAGGATGCATAATGAACAAAAAACAAGAAATTCAAAACGAAATAGACCACACAAAAAGATGCCTATCTTCCTGTAATAGCAATATTGAGGATTATAAAGCAGATGCTAAGAGTTATGAATGTGAAATCGAACAACTTGAAAAGCAACTCAAAGAATGTGATGAGTTGAAGCTAGTAAAAGGGAGAAGTTATGTTGTTTAGTGTGCAAGGAGTAGCGAGAATAGCTACGGATTTAGAAACAAGATTCACACAAGCAGGAAAGCAAATAACAAGTTTTTCCGTGGTGAATAGCGATAAGTATAAAACTCAAACAGGGGAACAGCGTGAAGATTCGTGTTTTGTAAAAGTGACTGCTTTTGGTGGCTTGGCAAAAATAATTTCTGATTATTGTCACAAAGGAAGCAAGGTATATATATCAGCAAGCCTAAAACAAGACAAGTGGGAAGATGCACAAGGAAATAAAAAATCCATGCACTCATTAAAGATTGATAAACTTGAAATGCTCGACACAAAGCAAGATAACCAACAAGTACTACAGCAAAACAGAGAAACACTAGACAGAAATCCCGATGGTACTCCATATTATGGAAAAAGCGACAACATCCCACAGTCTGCACGACAAACACCACCAAACCAACCTGCACCGTCAAGCGTTCCAGAGATTGACATTGATGCAGATAATATTCCATTTTGATAGGAGGCTATAATGGTAAGTGCAGAATTATTAAGTGAAGTTACGGGCGACGAAATAAGCACCCTTAGGGGAGAAACACAACTCATAGAAAACAAAATATATTATAGTACTGAATATGATATTCCTAAGGTTATCAACATCCACGAACTAGCTTATAAATGTAAAAAATGGGCTTATGGTTTAGGGTATGATATTAAAGAGAGTAAAAATTCATTAGTAATATCAAAGTTCACAAGCACAGGGCATGAGAGAGTATTAATAGAAAGATATAAGCTTCATGGTGTAAAACCAGAAGAAATTATTGAAGGATGTCAATATATACTAGAGCAAAAGGCTAAGTCATGATAAATAAAGAATTATTAAGTGAAGTATTTGGTAAAGATGTTTTATGGCTAGAGTTTACTTCTGAATATGGATTTGACGCAATAGAGTATGAAGTCAAAGATGAAACTCAAAGAGGAAATAGATTTCAAGATATTATCAACATCCACGAACTAGCTTATAAATGTAAAAAATGGGCTTTAAATCAAGATATTGTAATTTTTTCATTTATTGACCATTGTGGGGATGCCTTTGCAAGACTTAGTAGCGGTGTATTACCAAAAATAGGTGGCACATATTGTGCAGATACAGAACCAGAAGCAATCTTCAAAGCTTGTGAATGGATACTAGAGCAAAAGGCTACGTCATGACAACAACAATTACAAACATAGATACAAAACTTACTATCAGTTGTGAGCCCCAACGCTTAGAAATTCTCAACATGGTTGATAAGGCAATAGACTCACAAGAAATAGACGGTTCTCTGGTTGAGATAGTCAAGTCTTTTCGTAAGGATGGACTCCATGAAGTGACAGTAAAGGTTCACACATGACAAAAGAAGAAGCAAAAAAAATATTAGTATTTCAATCAAACCATAAACACAATAGTTCTACTATTCCCCAAACAGTGGATGAAATATATGATGATTTCGAGTCAAGGATCTGTGAAAATTGTGAACATTGGAGCGAAGAAAAGAAACAATGTTTTAATGAAGAGTCAATAGCATTTACATCACAAGAAGCAATATATTGCGATGATGGTTGCAACAAATTTAAGAGAAAAACAGATGAGCATTAAAAAATCCAAGAGAAGTTTTTGGGAAATTAAAGAACAACTCAAAGGCATACAGTATATAAGCAAAGACAAATATTTAGCCGATGACATGAACATTAATCAAAACACCTTTCGCAACGCTGTGGCAAGGAACGCCATTCCATATAAAAAGCTCCTAGACTATTGTTTTGACAAGAAGATAGATGTTTTGGCACTTTTTTACAAGACGGAGGCTACAGCATGATGGAAATACCTTTTTCAAGTAGTAAACACAAAGAACACTCGCATACTAAAACTTGTTGCTGCGGAGGACATAACGCCTCTAATGCAAAGAGTAATAAAAATCATCATGGGACTAAAGCAAAATTATTAGTCCGAATGACAAGAAAATTCCTAAAGGCTATCAATGCCACATAAAGATAAAAACCTAAAACAACCGCCAAAATTTTGTAAATATATCAAATGTCGAAAACTACTACCAAAAGACGCATCAACACTAAAGAAATATTGCAAAGATACGGATTGTGCCTATAAAATGAACCAACTAGAGGCAGCAAAACGCAGAGCAGAAGACAAGATAAACAACCCAAAACCCAAGAAGCTTAGGATCTGCAATTTCGATGAGTGTAAAAAGCCCTTTGAAGTTCCACCTAAATCACCACTCCAAGCATACTATAATGAGGACTGTAGAAGTGCAAAACGTAAGAAATCCCAGAATGAAAGTAACGCAATAATAGCTAAAACAGTAGCAATCAAAAAAAAAGAGGTTGCTAAAATGACTAAAGAAGAAAACAAAGAGCAAAAAAGCGGAATAGCCAAAAGATTTTTAGTGAGAGGCAATATCTCAAACGGGAATACAGCAGATGTTATTTCGGTGAACGCATAATGATAAGTAAAACAGATCAAACCAAAACAAATCGTTACAGAAAGCGAAAATGTAAAACTTGTAAAATATGGTTCCGACCCGACAACGAAGGTCAGTTGATTTGCATGAAGCCCGAATGTGCCATTCCTTTTGCTAAAGAGAAAATAGCACAAGAGAAGAAAAAGGCAGCCAAAGAATCAAAACAAAATACTATATCTAAACTAAAGAAACGAGCAGAAACAGCTTGTAACTCCTATGTGGTAAAAAGAGATCAAGGCTATCCATGTATCTCTTGTGGCTATATTTGGGTTACTCCTAATATTGGCAGAGCACAACACGCAGGGCATTGGAAATCCGTAAGTGAAAGACAAGACCTTAGGTACAATGAGAACAATATACACTTACAATGCGACCACTGCAACGTACACAAGGGCGGCGGGCTTCATACAGGATATAGACCAAACCTTATCAAAAGAATAGGTCTTGATAAAGTTGAGCAACTAGAAAGCAACAACGTACCGAGAAAATATAGTGAAGATGATTTAAGAGAAATCGAGAAGCACTATAAATATAAAAAGGAAACATTGATATGACACAAGAAAAATCAACACCAAGCGAAGCACTCTACGGATTTGCTGGATGGCTAACGACAAGAGATGAAGAAGTTACAGCAAGTGCTCATCATGATGCAAGTATTTGGGCAGAATTGGTAGCTACTTTTATAGAAGCAAATAATTTGGAAAACCCAAGAGAGGGATGGGAAAACAATCTTATTCATCCAAATGGAGAATGTTCAGATTCCGCACAATGAGTGAAACAAAAGCACAAAAAAGCGAAAGACTCAAAGAAGAAGCCGCGAAAGAAGTTAATGATAAATATCGCAAAGGGATATTATGGATAAAAGACAAGAGAAAATAAAGGAACAATAAATGGATAAGTTTGTGCAAGAGTCAGACAGAGGAGATTAATGGTTTGTATGCGAATAGATAAATCAGAAAAATTTTCACATACTAAAAGTGTTTTACTCTAAAGGCAAAGCACAAAAGTATTTTGAGTATATAACTTTTTAGGAATATGGTATAATTGAGAATGAAACTAACAGAAAAACAAGAACTTTTTGCAATTGAATATGTGTTAAATGGCGGTACTGCAGCAAAAGCATATAGAAAAATATATGACTCAAAAACAGACTCAGATAGCTCCATATATGTGCAAGCACACGATGTATTACACAACTCTAAGGTAGCCCTAAGAATACATGAATTGCAGATGCAAGAGTATTCACCTCATATATTAACCATAGAAGAAAGAAAGAAATTACTTACAAAATGGGCTAAAGAAGGTGATGGTAAATCAATAGATATGCTTAATAGGATGGAAGGCATATATATAGAGAGACAAGAAATCAAAGCTACTCAAGAAGTTCACTACTACGCACCAAAGAAAGATAAGTCTAAATGACATGGAAGCCAACTCCTAAACAAGAACTATCATTAGAGACTACAGCAGATGAAGTTCTATTCGGAGGTTCAAGAGGTGGAGGCAAGACGGATGGTGCATTACAATGGTTACTTTATGATATAGACAATAAAGGTTTAAGACAGTTAGTTATTAGACGTAATGCAACAGACCTGGCAGATTTCGTTGATAGAGCTAGAACAAAATACACTCCGATGGGTGCTAAATTCTCAGGCAATCCCGTTACAATCAAATTCCCATCAGGTGCTACAATTTATACAGGACATTTGGCAACATCAGATGCTTACACTAAATATCAAGGATGGGAAATACACCGTCTATTAATGGAAGAAGTTACTCATATACCCACAGAGAAGTTATATGAAAAGCTATTAGGTTCAGTCCGTTCCACAGTTCCAGGTATAAGGACTCAGATATACTTAACTACTAATCCAGGTGGACAGGGTCACGAATGGGTTAAAGATAGATTTCGTATAGATACTAAAGAGCATAGCGTTAAGTTTGAAATAGACGGAAAAACTCGCATCTATATACCTGCAACTATCAGAGATAATAAGTACTTGATGGATGCAGATCCAGGGTATCTTAAATATTTAGAGAATTTACCTCCCGGGCTAAGGGAACAATGGTTAGATGGTTCATGGAATGATATGGATATAGAGGGAGCATACTACATTAAACAAATGAATGTAGCTGCCAAAGCAGGACGCATAACCGATATACCAATAGAGCCAACACTTAAAACATTCTCTTATTGGGATTTAGGGATAGCAGATGCTACAAGCATTTGGGTAATACAGGCTCATGGTAATGAACTAAGAGCAGTTGCATATTATGAGAATAGTGGAGAAGGGCTTAGGCATTATGTGAATTGGTTACATGATCTAAGAGATACTCATGACTTTGTCTTTGAAGGTCACTATTTCCCACATGATATAAGAGTTAGAGAATTAAGTACAGGACAATCCAGGGAGGTAGCACTTAGGAAGATGGGTATCAATGTTAGACTTGTGCCAAACAAAGGCTTAATGGATGGTATTGAGGCAGGAAGAAACATTATAGGTAGAGTTTGGTTTGATGCTGAGAACTGTAAAGAAGGTATTAAATGTTTAAAGAACTATCGTAAAGAGTTTGATGAGAAGCATAATGTGTTCAAAGATAAACCTTTACATGATTGGGCTTCACATGGTGCAGATGCATGGAGATACTTTGCATTAAGCTGGAATGATCAATTAAGTAAACAAAATAGGAGACAATCGCATGGAAATACAAACGAATGGAATGTTTTTGACTAAAGAAGATGAAGTAAAGTTCAACAATTGGACTAAAAAGGAAATCTACGAAGCATATCTGTTAGAGTTTATTGCACGCAAAAGGATAGAAAGTGAAATAATCCGCTTAGAAAGAAAACTAGCAGAAATAAGATTCTTAACAAGATGAGCAAAGATTTCCTGCAAATAGTAGATGATAGCATAAGAGCTTTCATAGAAGAGAAAATGAATGAAATCGACAATTCAATCTATACTCAAGAGGATTTCGATGCCTATTTTTCCAATAAACACATAAATTTAATAAATATTAATAAAACTGATGAAATCATGGCTTTTTGTTGTATAATAGTGATAAATAACACTAAATATATGGGTTATTCGTGGTGCGATAATTCCTTCCAAGGGATAAAAGCATATAGCAAAGGACTTAAATATATTATATCAGTCTATCCAGAGATGCAGTATATAAAAGATATTCTGCCTACATACATAAAGAAAAGGATTTTATAATGGCACCGATAATTCCAATTTTAGGAGCATTAGCAGCAGCGGGAACAGTTTATTCCACAGCACAGACAATAAAAGCAAAACGTAGAGCAGAAGAAGAAGCAATGAAACAAGCAGGACTGCTTAAGAAACAAGAAGCCAAAATCGAAGTAGAGAGAAAGAAACAAGAAAAAGCAACACAGGAACGCAGACAAAGACTTTCACAGCGTGAACTCTTAACAGGTGCGGAGACAGGTATAACAGGAGAAACACAAGCAACACTTCTTGGGAGTTCATAATGTTTATCACTAATGAATATTCACACTTAATCGGTAATGACTGTGAAGATGTTATACTTATCCCTAATAAGAAGTTTGAAGCCTTTGAGGGCGACTATATAGTAACAGCCTATGCAAGAATCCTTGATGCGAATAAGAATGAGATTTTCTTACAGGCAGGGGAGAAGATCAAAGGAATAGGTAAAGTCAGGAAAACTAGAAAGAAAAAGGTAATCAAAGATGGCAACAAACTATGAAAAGCTAATCAAGCGTGTTAATGCTGCCAAATCCAATAAAGCTTTATGGGAACATCACATTAGGGAGTGTTATCGTTATGCCATGCCTCAGCGTAATACCATAGATAAATGGAGTAAAGGCTCAAAGAAACGTGAATATGTGTTTGACTCTACAGCAGAAGATGCTTTGGAAGACTTCGCAACACGTATGGAACTCGAACTTGTGCCTCCTAATCTTAATTGGATGAAATTAGAAGTCGGTACAGATATTCCAGAAGAGGAACAAGATAAAGTAAATGAATACCTAGAGCAAACAACAGATATAGTATTTAATCATATAAAATCATCTAACTTCTCATCTCAAATACATGAAGCATTCCTTGATCTTGGAATTTCAACAGGTGCAGTTATCGTAGAAGCAGGAGACGGAATACAATCTTCACTTAATTTTAGATGTGTTTCGCTTTCAGAATTAATCCTTGAACAATCAAGCAAAGGCATAATTGATACAGTATTCAGAGAATTTCAAATTCCTGTTCAAGATATACCTGATACTTGGAAAGGTGCGAAGCTCAATGAGAAGTTAAAACAACTCATCAAAGATAAGCCTACAACAGAAGTACCAATCCTTGAAGGTGTGTATAAAGAAGGTAATAAATATCAATCAATCGTAGTCTTTAAAGAAGAAAAGCATTATCTTATAGATGAAACTTTAGAGTCTAATCCTTGGGTAGTGTTTAGAGAGTCTACAATCCCAGGTGAGACAATGGGTCGTGGTAGAGTAATGAGAGCATTACCAGACATCAAGACTTTAAATAAGATGGTAGAAGATCATCTCAAAGCTGCAGCATTTACAGCAAACCCAATCTATACAGCAACAGATGATGGAGTAATCAATCCTTACACAATCAGACTACAACCTGGTACAATTCTTCCTGTAGGTTCAAATGCAAATGATAATCCAACTCTAAGACCATTAGCACCAGCAGGAGATTATAAAGTACTTCAATACGAGATAAGATCATTACAAGATAACATTAGACGTATTATGATTTCTAAACCATTCGGAAATATAGAAGAGTCCCCTGTTAGAACAGCAACAGAGATGAGTATTCGTAATGCAGATATGGCTAAAAGTTCACTAGGAGCATCAGGACGCATCCAAAACGAACTACTTGAAAGACTTGTAGCAAGATGTGTATTTGTGCTTAAACAAGCAGGCAAGATAGCAGAGTTTAAAGTAGATGGAAAAGAAGTAGCTATTAAATTCACTTCACCATCAAGTAGAAGCCAGGACGAATCACAACTAGCAGCTATAGGTAGATTTATGGAATTTATGCAAGTACTTCCACCAGAATTAGTTAATGAAGAAATCGCAGTAGAGAAAGTACCATCAGAGATACTTGATATACTTGGATTACCTGCTAAGTTCAAAAGAACTGATGAAGAGAAGCAGATGAGGCAACAACAAAGAGAACAACAAGCTCAACAAGAACAAATGATGGCAGCAGCACAAGTTGAAGCACAGGAGCAAACATGATAGATGCACAAAGAACAAGAAAAGCTACAGAAATACATAAGCTACTCGTAGGTACTTTTGAAACAGAGATAGGAAGAAAATGTTTAGAGCATTTAAAAGCCACTTTTGTTGACAGAGAGATTTATAAAGTAGGACAATCTTTTGAAGAGACAACACTCAGACAAGGTGAAGCGAATGTCATTAAGAAAATCATAAGAGAGGTACAACATGGCAGATAAAGAATTACAAACGATACTTAACTCAGGTGAAATCAATAGCATTTATATCGGTGCAGCAACTTCACCAAAGAAAGTACAAATTAAAGAAGATATGACTGCTGCTAATTCATCTTTTGATGATACAGATTTAGGAATTACTGCAGTATCAGTTCAAGCAGCATTAGCAATTTTGGGCGAAGTTGGTATGTCAGTAATGACTGGAACAAGTATAGCACCACAAACAATTGGAACATCACCAACTAAGCTTAATACTTTTGATGCCTTAGCACTTGAAGTAGGAGTAGGTACAGAAGCTAGTTTTGTAGATGATAAAGTAACTATTACCTTATCGGGTCTTTTTAAAATGAGATTTGAAGCATTTGTTAGTTATGCAAGCCATATAGATATTGAATGGCAAATATATAAAAACGGTTCTCCTTTTGGTGTTCCTCTTACATTATCAGGACAAGGTACAACGGTATTTCATCTTTGCCGAATGGCAAATGCAGAGTTTGCAGCAGATGATTATTTAGAATTATATGCGACAGCAAGTGCATCAACGGATTTAACAATAGTACAGTCAGCAGGCAGTATGGAAAAAACTATCTTTTAAGATACAATAAAAAAATAAGGAAAGGAGAATAACATGATTAGACTGTTTAACGTAGGAAGTGATGGAGACAAAGATGCAAAATAAACTTCATGAATTATCAGAAGCGATACATGAATCGCAGATAATGACAGCTGTTCTCTTTGGAATGTTTATTCAATTCTTTCTAGGAAGCAGCAAGACTTTTAAAGTAGCGGCAACGATCATTGTCTCAAGTATATTTGTTGCTTTGTATATTGTTCCTCTTATTCTTGATATTTTAGGTATAAGTGACAATAGTAGGTTAGCAATATCGCTTTATGCTCTTAGTTCATTAATAAGCATGGAAGCATTAGGAATAATCCTGACTTTTATGCCTTTAGCTTTTAAGGAAAAGCTTACCAAATATCTGGAGATTAAAAATGTTAGCAAGAAATAAAAAAGAACGTTTAAAAACTTGGTTAGTGACTTTCTGTTCAGTAGGATTTTTTGTAGTCACTTTGGAAATGTTAGAAATGTGTACGAGGTATAAAGGATGAGCTTAATAGATTTTAGTTTAAATGATATAGGCGGAGTATTTAAAGATATAAGAGAAGCTATTACAGGTGAAGCGATCAAAGATCCAGAAAAGGTAATGCAACTAGAACTTAAACTAAGAGAACTTGAACAAGCCTCAGCTTTAGGACAAATACAAGTCAATCTAGAAGAAGCAAAATCTTCAAATTTATTTGTATCAGGATGGAGACCTTTTATTGGATGGGTAGGCGGTATGGCATTAGCTTATTCTTTTATAGGACAGCCTATCATTATATGGATAGCAGAATTATATGGGCATAGTATAATAGCACCTGCGCTTGATATGGGCGTGTTATTTAATCTTATTCTGGCTATGCTTGGTTTTGGTGGACTTAGAACATATGAAAAACTAAAAGGTGTGCATTCAAAATGAATGATTTGGTAATAATATTGATAAATATTGTACTAGGACTTATTGTTTTAGAAATGGTAATTAAACGTTATAAGGATTAAATAATGGCAAGACATAAAAAATTCTCTTCGATAGGACGTAAATTAAATGCTGAAATCAGTGCAGGACATACATATAAAACCAACAAAAGAAAAATAACCTCTATTGCTTTGCATTGTACTGCAAGTCCAATAGGAAGAGGTGACGATGTGTTCACTATTGATCGTTGGCATGTGGAGCGATGGGGGAAGAATTCAGGGATAGGTTATCACTATTTTATAGATAAAGAAGGAAACATCTTTAAAGGTAGATGGATTGATTATATGGGAGCCCACGTAAAAGGTTCCAATGCTGATACTACTGGAATAGTTAGAGAGGGAGGAAAGGATAATAGGGGTAATACTGTTTATGATGCAACACCTTTGCAACTTCTTGCCATTAAGAAATTATCTCAATTACTAATATCAGAGGATATGTATGATCTTTTATCTAGTGATATTAAAAATCATAATGAATATCCAGGGCATAGCAGCAGGGGTTGTCCAATGCTTACCGATGAACAATTAGAAGAAATCAGACAAGGATAGAAAATGCCAATTAAACAATGCACATCTAAAGGTAAAAGCGGTAAGAAATGGGGAAATAAAGGATTTTGTTACACAGGCAAAGACGCTAAAGCGAAAGCGAAGAAGCAAGGACAAGCTATCAAAGCTAGTCTTTATAAAAAGAAGAAATAAACGAGCCCTATCCTCGATAAACTGGCAAGGAGATACCTATGAGTGAAGAAACACAAGTAGCCTCAGAGCAAGTAGCTACTGAGACAGAAACAGTAGTAGAAAACAACGGAGAAGCAACAGAACAAACGGTCAGTTATGCTGATGGAAAGTATAATAGCATATCAGCACTAGAGACAGGATATAGCGAACTACAGAAGAGTTACTCACAGAAACTAGGAGGATTTGATGGATCACCAGAAACTTATACATTGGATGAAGGTATCGAAACCACCCCCAGACTTGAAGCATTACAAGCATGGGGAAAAGAAAACCAACTTAATAATGATGCTCTAAATTCTATAGTCCAAATGGATGTAGAAGCTACAGAGAAAGCTCAAGAAGCTTATGTAACAGAACAAAAAGAAATTCTTGGTAAAGATGCAGAAACAAGATTAACTAATCTATCTGATTGGGCTAGAGCTCAAGTAGGTGAAGAAATGATGGATACTTTCGGAGCTATGATAACCTCTGCTAAAGGTGTTGAAATGATGGAAGGTTTAATGAAACAAATGCAAGGTACAGCACCTGCACCAGCACAACAAACACAAACAGTCAGTAAAGATACTCTTAGTGAGATGAGATTTGCAATTGATAAGAACAGCGGAGAACGTAGAATGAGTATTGATCCTGCTTATAGGGCGAAGGTTGAAGCATTAGAAGCTGAAATGATGGGAGGGAGTTAATCCTCTCCTCTCCTTTTTATCTCATTGTGTATTTTTATTTCCAAATCATATAAAATATTATCAGGCATATTTTCAAGCAATTGTCTATCTACAAATTCATAATATTGTCTTGTTATCATTCCTAAATTTTTATCAAAATCATTTTCAAGATTATATTCAAGAAATTTTCCTTTTTCATCAGTTCCTATTTTTACATTCATTTTCATTTTATTTCCTCCACCACTTCCATAAAACCACAATAGGAAACACAACCCAAAAAGCACTTCCAAGTACAAAGAAGAACATCATAAACATAAGAGCTGAAACTCTAAGTATATCTTCTCCAGAACTTCCATTAAAATACATTACTAATATGATACCAACAAAAAGTACGATTGTAAGTGCCGTCCATGTTTTATTTAGTTTAAATGTGTATTGCATCTTTTATATCTTTTATAATTTTTTTATCTAGTTCATCTCTCATATTTTCGACACCTTTTTCCATAATAGTAAATGTATCAAAGAATTCTAAGTTGTATTCCATTAGCTCATCAAACAATTCCATATGCTCTAAAATAATCCCTGCTTCTGTATAGTCTTTAATCTTTTGTATTAGTTCTAGCATCATATTTTATTTAAGGAATATTTCCCTAAATCAATTCTATCAATTAACAAGTTTTGCTCTTTTGCTTTTTTTTGAAACAATAAAGTTTCTTCATATGTTTTAAGAATGATTCTATATTGACCATAAAAACCACTAGATACAACAAAAGCCTCATTTTCTTTAGTACAATTCTTGTAATCATAAATCAAACAATCATATTTTTCTTTAAATATTTTTCCATCTCTCGCAGTAAAAATCGTGGTTTCTCTCATTTTAATTCTTTTCTTTCATTATACCAACAAACAAACAATAATAAAAATCAATTAAATTTATGAAGTTAATGAATTAAATTTATGTTATAATATGACAGAATATTAAAACTCCAGACACCTCGAAAGAACCTGATCTGTTTTAAGCGTTCAAATGTATTTGCATTTAGAGCCTTGAATTGGTCAAGGACACCTCCAAATGACAAGCAATCAAACCATATTAAAACAGATAAGGAGACACTATGTCACAACATCTTTCAGGTGTAGCTGCAGAGCAGTTTGACACAGAAGTAAAACATGCATATCAAGGTATGAGAACTTTGAGAGAATGTGTAAAAACACGCAACAATGTAGTCGGAGATAAATACGATTTTAGATTGATGGGAAAAGGTCAAGCAACACAAAGAACAGGTAGTTCTGCAGATGTTGTTCCAATGGGTATCGCTCACAGCGTTAAAGTAGCTACTCTACTTGATTATGAAGCACCAGAATACACAGATATTTATGATAAAGCTACAGTAAACTTTGATGAAGTTGTAGAACTTGCACAAACAATCGCAGGAGCTATGGGTAGAAGAGACGATCAATCAATCATTGATGCACTAAACACTTCAACTACTACAGTAGTAGGTGATGGTACAAAGGCACTTGATTTGGCAGCTATCACAGAAGCAGCACAATCACTTAATTCGGTAGAAGCACCAATGGAAGATAGATACTTCCTCGTTGATGAAAAAGGGCTTAATGATATTCTTAATGACTCGACTATTACATCGGCAGATTATAATTCTGTTAGAATGTTAATGAGTGGTGAAATTAATTCATTCATGGGTTTCAAATGGAAAATTATAGGTTCTGCAAGAGCAGAAGGCGGACTTCCATATGTAACAACTGTTAGAACAGGTTTTGCATTCCATAAGTCAGCAATCGGTCATGCAGTAGGTATTGATATGAATACAAGAGTTGATTGGGTTCCTCATAAAGCATCTTGGTTATCTCTCGGTATGTGGAAAGCAGGAACAGTAGCAATTGATATTGAGGGAATTATCCCTGTAGAATATCTTAAAGTAGCACCATAAGGAGTAAATGATGGCAGCATTCACTAAAGCAACATTTTCAGGAAACGTGGGGGCAGGTTCAGCCGCTCCTAGTTTATATGTATATGGTTCAATCGACACAAAAGCAGAGGTTATAGCATCTGGCTATTTTAATGATATCGCAGGCATTTTGAAAGTAGGCGATCAAATTAATGTAACATTTGATACAGACGGAACACCAGGTTTAGCACCTCTTTACGTTGCATCAAATGATGGTACAACAGTTACAACAGGCTATGCAGTAATTGTATAGTGAATACTCAGCTCTTTATGGAGAGTTGGGCTATCTACTAAGGAGCAATTATGACAGGAACTACTTCAAGCATCTCACTCGCTTCAAATGCTTTACTTTTACTAGGTCATGAAACTATAGCAAGTTTTGATGAAGGAACAGCAGGAGCAACTATAGCTGCCAATCTTTATGAAAATTCCTATTTAAGTTTACTTACTAATCATAGATGGAGATTTGCTACGAAAAAAACACAATTAGCAAGACTTGTCGAAACTCCACTTAATGAATACAATTATGCTTTTCAGTTACCATCAGATTGCCTTTATTTAATCAAAACAACTTCTAGAAATTATCAAATATATGAAAGCAAACTTTATACTAATGATATAGAAATAAAAATAGATTATATCTATAGAGTTGATGAGAGCAATCTTCCTCCATACTTTATAAAAATGCTAGAATTTTTCCTTGCTTCACAGTTTGCACTTTCTTTAACGGGAGACATGGAAAAAGGAAATTACTTTTCAAGAATGTATTTGTTTGAATTAAAAAAAGCCAAATTTACAGATTCTACACAGCATCCACAAGAATCATTTATAGATAATCCTTATGTGGATATAAGATATTAAGATGGGAATACAACATATTCAATCTAATTTAACAGGCGGAGAACTTGCACCAGAACTTCATGCACGTATAGACATAGACAAATATAATACTTCGGTGGCTCATGCAGAAAATGTCGTTATAGTTCCTCAGGGGGGACTGAGACGCAGACCAGGACTTTCCAAGATAGAGGATGGAGTTGTAGGTGAAGATGCGAGATTAAGTCCTTTTGTGTTCAACAAAGCACAGCAATATCTTTTAGTATTCAGGGCAGGATTTATAGACGTGTTAAGAGATGGTGTAATCGTTAAGGCTGATATAGTGTCTCCATACACGACTATCACAGAAGTAGATGAGCTAGATATTATTCAGTCAGCAGATACAGTTATCATCACGCATGAAGATCATGCACCCAGAAAACTTGTAAGAGGTGCTACGGACGCAGACTGGACTTTATCTCCAATAAGTCTAACAATGCCTAGAATAAATTATGATAATGTTGCTTATGATTTGACAGCAACGCATAGCGAACAAATAGTTACTTTACAAATAGGTGATATAGTATATTTAAACTCAAAGAGAGCTATTGGGATATCATACGGATTTTATGAGTCAGTTTTAGAGAGAAGTAGTATTGATTTAAATTTAGATATTGAAGATTATAGAGTTACAGCAAATTGGACTTACACAGGCTCTAGAACAGAGGTTGCGTGGAGTGCTACGAGAGGATATCCAATATCATGCACATTTCATAATAATAGACTTTGGTTCGGAGGAAGCACAGCAAAGCCAACTACAGTTTGGGGATCAAAAGTAAATGGATATTTTGATTTTACAGCAGATGAAATAGGTGGTTCTATTCCAGACGATCATGCTATCTCCGATACAATAGAGTCAGGACAATATAATAAAATCACAAACATCTTTAGTGGGAGGAGTTTGCAGGTATTTACAACCGGTGCAGAGTTTGTCAATTCAGTTGAAATTATTACTCCTGCTAATTCAGCATGGGAAGCTCAGACAGGACACGGCTCAAAAGGCATAAGACCTATCTTTATAGATGGTGCGACTCTCTTTGTAGATAGTTCAAAAAAAACTATAAGAGAATTTATTTATAATTATAATGAGGATGCTCATGTTTCTAATAATATTACACTTTTAGCTTCGCATCTCTTGACAGACATTAAATCATTGTCAGTTATCAAAGGTACGGACATAGATGTATCTGATTTTGTTTATGTAGTTAACACAGACGGAACTTTGGCAGTAATGAATACGCTGAGAAATGAAGGTATTTTGGGATGGACACACTGGACTACAGACGGAGAATTTCTCGATGTTTGCGTAGTAGATAAGACAGTTTATTTTCTAGTTAAAAGAGAGGGTGAATATTTTATTGAATTATTAAATGAGGACTCTTATACTGATCATAATGTAGTTTCGACAGGAACAGAACCAACTTGTGATAATGTAATATATAATGATTTTAATGTAATTTATGATGGAAACAATGTAATATACACAGATTTTAGCACAGGTACACCAATAACAGAAATAGACACAGATTTTGACCCTGTTTTTGATACTATTTACTTTAAAGTAATAGCGGATCTATCTATAATGCCAGATGCTCTTCCTGAAATTACATCACCAGGCGATAATAAATTTACTATAACTAGAAACGCCTATCGTTTAGAAGTCGGATTAGACTATACTACTAAGATAACTACTCTGCCTCTAAATACAATGCTAAGAAATGGTGCTACGTTACATAGAAGAAAACGTATAGTGAAAGTAGATATTAATGTATATGAGAGTTTAGGAATATATGTTAAGAACATTTACGCGTCAGATAGAAAATTCACGGTGGCTTTAGACAAAGCACCAGAACCATTTACAGGCTTTAAAGAGTTATATCTCTTGGGATATGATAGAATAGTACAATTAGAGATAACACAAGAAAATCCATTACCTATGCTTGTAAGAGCTATAGGCTATGAAGTTGCATATTAAGGAGATAAAATGCCATTAACACCAGAACAAAGAGCTACTTATTCAGGACTAGGTTCTATCGCAGCAGGAATAGGCGGAGCTTATGTTAAATCAGTTCAATATGATATTCAAAAGATGGAAGCCAAGACAAGAGCAAAGATAGCAAAAATGCAGGGAGAAGCAGATGCACTCACTCTACAGAGACAATTTAATCAAACAATGGCATCTAATGTAGTTATGGCAGCAGCTCAAGGACGCACAGGACCAAGCGTTGTAGGAATAGCAAGAGCGGCAGAAGCACAATTTAGATGGGATGTAGATTTTACTAGACTTTCTGCACAAATTCAAGAGTCAGGCTATCAAGCACAAGCAGCACAATATGGAATAGCAGGAAGAACAGCTCTTATAGGTGGTGGGCTTGGTGCAATTACTAAAGGACTTGGTACAATAGAGCAATCACTCTATAAAATAGGAGAGAAATAATGCCAGATGGATTAAAGGGTTTTCAACCAACAGCACCAAAGATAGCTCAACCACCAGCAATGATAGCACCTGCGGCAGCAGAAGCAGCACAACAACTTTCCACTTTATCAGGCAGACTGGAACAATTCTCACAAGCTATGTTTCAAAGACACGCCGAAGTAGTAGCAGACAAAGCCAAAGATCAAGCCTTAAAAGATTCTGCGGCAGGAGTGCCATTTCATAAAGAAGAAGTTTATACTATTTATGGAAAAGCTTATAATAATACATTAAGTGCAACATATGCTTCAAATGCTGAAATAAATATAAGCAGAAAAGCACAAGAATTTTCTTTGCAATTCGAGAATGATCCCGTAGGCTATAGTCAGGCTATGGACTCTTATGTAGGGGGATTAGTAAAGAATGCTCCTACACCATCATTAAAGACTGTTATCGGGATATATGGAAAGAAAACCTCTAATGCAGGATTTGGTAGACTTGCAATCAAAGAAAATAAAGAATTAAAAGAATATCAAGTTCAAACATTTATAAATAGTTGGGCTAATGCAGTACCTCAAATCGCAGATATGTTACATAAGGGAGATACAGCAGGAGCATCTGTTTTCATAGAGGCTAAGCTAGCACAAGGTCAAGTGATGGTAGATACAGGACTTTTAGAAGCAAGTCAATTAGTTCAATTATCCAAAGGTTCTAAATTTACAATAACAAATGAAACTTCTTTAAAGAATTTTGATATTTTATTAGAAGATGGAAATATACTTGAAGCTAGTGAAATCATATCAGGATTAAAAGAATTAAATAATCCAGAAATGGACATGAATGAGAATAAAAAGACTTATGCAGATCATCTTAAAAGAATGACTACTTATCTAACTCAGCAAAAAGCTTTAATAACAGCTCAAGGAAAGACAGCAAATATAGCCTTGGGAGATGGTACGAAAATCTTTAGGGCAGGTAAATATCCAGATAATATAGATGAACTAGAAAGTCAAAAATATTTAGCATCAGAAACAAAACGACATGAATATGAAATAGCACAAGCAGTCTTTGAAGAAACTCAGAAAATCGAAGGGCTTACAATAACGGAAAAAGAAGATGTATATGATGTATTAGAAGGAACGGAAGAAGCAGACCGTATAGGTATAGAAGTCATGGCTGAAATAGGAAAAGACCTTAAAGATCTTAGAACAATGGCAGATAATGACGTAGTTGGTTTAGCAGTAAGAGATGGAGTTATACCAGCACCATTAAATATGGGGGTTCAAGATGGTATAGAAGGACTATTACAAGGATTAAATCAAATGGAAGGTTATACCCATGTACTTAAAGCAAAATATGGAGAAGCCTATATCAACATGATGTCAAAAGGCGATGCTAAGAGTTGGGCTGATTATATGAATAATCCTCAAATCGCTATAGCGAAGAAATTAGAAGTGATAGAAGCTATTGAAGTAAATCATCCAGAAAATGCCACTATGATATTTAATCAAATAGGCGGTAAAAATGCTCCTACATTCGGTTTTGCTGCGGCACTTTCAATCTCAGGAAACACAGAAGCGGCTAGAGTAGCTATGCTTGGTAAAGGTGCAGATGTATTAATTCCTAGCGGATATGCAACAGAACTCAAAACAAGACTCGGTAATGCGTTTGGAGGATATCAAAGTGATTTGTTTAATAGATATTTCAATGGTGTAATGGACTATGCTAAAGGTACTGCATTAGAAGGAGAACCGCTTGATCCATCTTCTGAAAAAGTAAATATTATGCTTGAAAATTCTATAGGCGGAATAGAGAAATATAATGACAAAGATACTATATTACCTCAAGGAATTACTACAAGTGAGTTTGAAAATTGGCTTGATAATATACAAATCCCTGGCAATCTGGATTTACAGGAGGGATTGCAAGATATTACAGACTTTTTCGCTACAGGAGATTTGCAATTAATGTTCTATGCACCTGGCGAATATATGATAAGATCAAGAAACAATGGAAAACCTATCATACATATGAACGAGGATGGAACACCATTCGTTTTAAAATATCCAAGGGCTAAATAATGGAAATGTATCAAGGTGGTGAAGAGCTTGGAGATGTTAATGAACTTCTAAAAGAAGAGCCAACGGGCTTTGGTACAGGATGGGAGACAGCACAACTTAGTTACGGTGGAAATCTTGAAGAGGAAACTTATCAAAATATAATCAAGAGTTTTCCAGACTATGCAGAAAATACTAAAGATTATGATGCTTGGAGAAATGTAAACGAATGGACTTTCGGAGCCACCAATATAGTAAGATACGACAAAGCCATAGAGAATGATGAGTTCAGACTTGATTCAGGCGACAATATAATCTTAGGTTCAAACGGTGTTCAGGGTATGCAGATACTTTTTGATATGGATGCTATGAGAGGTGCATTATTAGCTAGGAAGCATGGATATACTAGAGATACTTTCAACACTCAATATGGAGAACTAGCAAAACAACAATCAGAATTAATCGCACAACACAAAGAAGGCACTTCTACTCTTGGTTATGTAGGTGGGATTATTGCAGGTCATATGTTTCAAAGAGAAACTGTTCAGGAGATAATTACAAGTCCTGCAAAGATAATGGGAAAAACCGTTCTAAAAGGTATGGCGAAAGCATTTGTAGCAGAAGGAGCAGTGGGCTTAGTCGGAGAAGTTGCAAGAGAGCAGCGTATTCGTGAGCACATGGAAAAAGCTGATTTAGACTATACTTTATGGGATAGCGTATCTCAAATTTTATTAGGTGCAGGGCTAGGAGGAACTTTCAGAGCGATAGGAAGTGGAACAATAGATAAAATAGCAAAAAACAAAATGCTTAAACAAATAAACAAAGATGTCAAAAACCCACTAGACAAAGAAATAGTAAATCGTTTCTTTCAAAGAGAAGAATATAAACTAACACAGGATACCAATAAACATTTATCCTTAATAGCTAAAGCCCGGGAAGATATGGACAATGGCAGACCCGTTGACATAGCAGACGCAACAGACATCGATATAAACACTAAAACCAATCCAGATATAGAAGAAATAAGCCTCAGAGATGAACTTGCCAAAAGAGATGTAGATAATGGCTACGAAATTGAAGTCAAAGAGTTTGAAGAAAGTTTTGCACAAGCAGACGATATCAAACCAAAAGAGATAACAGATGAGATAGATAAATACGATGGTATGGCAACTAAAGAAGAAGGAGATGCACTTATTTTAGAGCGTCTCTCCCCAGAAGAAATCGCAGAATTTAAAGCAAATGATATAGAAATCGCACAACCTATAAAAGAACCGATAATGCCAACACCAGAGATAACTGCTACAGTTGGTAATATAGTTGAAAGAGCCCAAGTCTTACAAGGTAACAAATATGTATGGGGCGGAACAGATCTTAAAACGGGTGCAGACTGTTCGGGGCTTGTTCAATCAATCCATAAAGAACAAGGGATTAATCTCCCAAGGACTGCATGGGGTCAAGCCAAAGGAAGCCAAGGCAAAAATATAGCCTTTGATGATATGCAAATAGGTGATACAATCTACTTTAAGCCAAGTCAAATAGGTAAAAAGTATGCACCTGTTACACATACGGGAATTATTACAGCTATAAGAGACGGCAAGTATATAATGACTCACGCTAAAGGTAAAAAGTATGGAACAGTCACAGAAGAATTAAGCCCTTCATATATAGATAGATTTTATTCAGCTAAGAGATTTACAGAAGAGGGAGTGCCAACGGAGGCAAGACCACCAATAGAAGCAG